AAAAGGGTTTAGTAAATTTGGTTATTACGCAGGAACTTCAAACACAAAACACTATGCCTATACAGGTTTTAGACCAAATTGGATTATGTTTAAGAGATCGAATAATACGCAACATTGGACAATCATCGATACAACAAGAAGCACTTTTAACAACAACAATTTAGATAGGTTACACGCAAACGAAAATATTGCAGAAACAACAGGTGGAGAAGTAGATTTTCTTTCTAATGGTTTTAGTCATACGAGTTTTAGTAATTGGCAAAATATAGGAAGTGATTATGTGTATTTCGCATTTGCAGAATCTCCGTTTGTCAATTCAAAAGGTATTCCAACTAACGCAAGATAGGAATTAATTATGCAATTATCAAAACATTTTACATTAGGAGAAATGGAAAAATCTCAAACAGCAGTTAGAAAAGGTATATCTAATAAAGCTGGTTCAGGAGAAATTAAAAACTTAACTGATCTATGCTATGAAGTATTAGAGCCTGTAAGAATTAAGTTTGATAAGCCTGTAATTATCACTTCAGGTTATAGAAGCCCTGAGTTATGTGAAGCAATAGGAAGTAAAGCAACATCACAACACGCAAAAGGACAAGCAGTAGATTTTGAAATAGCTGGTGTGTCTAATTTGCAAGTAGCTTTATGGATTCAAAATAATTGTGACTTCGATCAGTTGATACTCGAGTTTTGGAAAAAAGAGGATAACGACCCTAATAGTGGATGGGTGCATTGTAGTTATGTAGATGAAAGTAATAGAAAACAAGTATTAACATATGACGGCAAATCATATACAAATGGATTACCTGATGCCAAGTGGTCAGATGGTAAATTTGCTAACTAACAAAGGAGAAAACTATGCCTTATCATTATGGACATGGAAAAGATAAGAAAAGAAAGAACAAGCCTAAGAAAAGTAAAATGGGCAAAAAGAAAAAAAGATAATGGTTAAAGTAGCATCTATAACAGGAATCATAAAAGGTTTAAAACCAAGACAACAAAAGACTATGAAAGCACACGCAAGACATCACTCACTAAAACATATGCGATCTATGGCAAGAGCCATGAAAAAAGGTGCTACTTTCCAATCTGCACATACTAAAGCTATGAGGAGTGTAGGTAAATGAGTGGATTTACAACAACATCAACATTGGCTGAGATGATTAATAAGAGACCAATGCGAAAGAAAAAAAGAAATGTCAAAAAAAAGAAAAAGAAGAAAAGTACCAAAAGATAAAGCAACTGATCTTCCAAAAAAATACCTCTCAGGATTAAAAGGTAATAAGAGATCAGCTAGAGCAAGTCTTATAAAAACAATGTCATCTTTGTATAAATCAGGTGCTAGAATACCAGCTTCTTTATTTAAAATGAGGAGAAAGTAATGGCTGTAAGGAGACGACCACTATCTGCGAGAGTTATTTCAACACTTAGAGCAAAAGCTAAGACTAGAAAGAATATTACATTGGGTATGCTAAAGAAAGTATATCGTAGAGGTCAGGGTGCTTTCCTGTCATCAGGGTCAAGACCACGAACATCTATGGCTTCTTGGTCAATGGGTCGTGTAAATAGTTTTTTGCGTGGAAGTAGAAAACATGATACAGACTTACGAAGAAAGAAAAAGAAATGAAAACTAATAAAGAAAAATTTGTAGAGATAGATGGTAGAATAAAATTAGTAAATCAGAAGATTGATCTAATTATTAAAAACCATTTACATCACATGAAGCAAGACATAGACAGAATCTTATATGGTCTTGGTGCTGTAGGAATATTAGTTTTAGGTCAATTACTTTACATACTCACTAAATAGTTGTATTACTGAACTTGTATGATTTACAAGTCTGTATTAATTATCAGCGATACCCACATACCCTATCATGTTCCTGAGTTAATGGACTTTTTAAAACTTTTAAAAAAAAAATATAAACCTGATAGAGTTATCCATATTGGAGACGAAGTAGATAAACACGCTATGTCATTTCACGATAGCGACCCTGATCTTCCTAGTGCTGGAGACGAATTAAAGTTATCAATACCTGTCATACAAGAATTAGAAAAAATGTTTCCTAAGATGGATTTATTGGACTCTAATCATGGTAGCTTAATTTATAGACGAGCATTGAAACATGGAATACCAAAAGCTTATTTAAGAGATTACAACGAATTTTTACAAGTTGGTAAGGGTTGGAGATGGCATGATGATTTAACAATAGATACACCACTTGGTAAAGTTTATTTCTGTCATGGTAAAACAGCAGATGTATTAAAATTAGCACAATCTATGGGTATGTCATGTGTTCAGGGTCATTATCATAGTTCTATGGGTGTAAGGTACTATGGCAACAGTTTAGGTTTGTATTTTGGGCTTCAGGTGGGTTGTAGTATAGATAGTAAAAGTTTAGCTTTTAGATATAACAAAGTACAGAAAGCTAGACCAATTATAGGTTGTTCAGTAATATTTAATGGATTACCCATAATTGAGCCTTTTTTAAAAGATAAGAGTGGAAAATGGGTCGGAAAGCTACTTTAAAGCCACATAGAGCCACAGAGAGGGCTACTCAGAGACAAATAGGTGGCAACCATTACAAGCTTAAAATAAGCCCTTTAAAATTTATCTTAGCTAATAAGCTTAACTTTGTAGATGGTAATATTGTTAAATATGCAGTAAGAAACAAAAAGGGAGAAAGCCTAAAAGAAAAGTATGATAAAATTATACATTATGCAGAATTAGGAAAAGAATTATTAGGAGAATAATATGTGGCTAACATTACTTAAAAACCCTTTGACTAAAATGGTTGTAAATAAAGCAGTAGATCATTTTAAACATAAAGCAGAAAAAGTTAAAACTATTAGAGAAGCCGAACTTCAGGCTTGTAAAGAAGTTGATATACAAAAAATTAAATCACAAGATAAAAGCTGGAAAGATGAAATTTTAATGGTATGGTTAATTGCTATGCTATCTACAGGTTGGTTTGATGAAACTAGAGACAACTTTGAGGAGTGGGTAAGAATTATAAACGATTTACCTGATAGTGTTTGGTATCTAGTAATTATTGTATTTACTGCAACCTTTTCTACTAAGATGACAGATAAAGTTTTAAACAGGAACAAAAAGAAGTAATATGATGAATGACCAACGATGCAGTAATTATAGAAGTAGAGTTTCAGCTTGAAAGTGCGTATCAACCATTTGGTCATTTTGTTTGTTTAAGATTTATAGATAACTACCCACAAAAAAATAAATTAACATCTCTTATAAAAGATATGGGTCAATATCCTGATGTAAAGCTTGTTGATTATGAATTTAAAATAGAGCCGATAACAGAAGCAACAGATATTAGAGGATTAGAAATTACAAAACATTAAGCGACCCACCAAGTCTCCCTGATGGGTCTATCTTCATATATTATTAATTAACTTTTGCAAAGGAGCTATTTCAACATGAAGAATTTTTTTATACATCTTGCTTACCAGCTAGTGTTAAATCTCTTTTAACTTCTGTTTGTCTAACAGATAAATAACGATCTAAATTGTTATACATAAGTTTTGCTTTTATTAATTGACCCTCTGCATGAGCATAACTTTTTATTATTGTTTCATACTCAGAGTCAGTTCTTGCTTTGTGTTCAGCTTCTCCAACTGTTTTAGTATCAAGTTTGTATTTTAAAAATAATTTGCTGAATACTGCTTTCTTACCCTCATCAAGTAAAATAACTTTTTCAGCCCACTCTGACCAATCATTAGAAGCTTCTGTCATTTTTTTATAAGCTTCTTTACTGTTTAAATTTAAAGTGTCCATATTAATAATCCTACAATTATAATTAATCCTAAATAAATTAGTTTATGAAATTTTTTATGTATTGAGTATCCAAATATTATCATGGGTACTGAAGCATCTCGTCAGCTTCTTCTTTTAATTCTTTTATTTTGTTTTCATACTTACTGATTACTTTCATCATAAGTTCATCAGATTCCTTTTTAGCATCTTCAACAGCTTGAACTTTATTTAATTTTAATTCTTCTAATTCTAATCTTAATCGACCATTTAGTTTTTGATGATCTTCGTTAATACTTTTTTGTTGTTTAATTTCTAAATACAATGCTTGGATTTCTTCTAACTTAATTGCAAAATCTTTTTTAATATTATTTAGTTCTGTGACTAAAGCTTTTATTTGTAAGTCTTTGTTATCTTCTGTCATATTATTTTTTTTAGAGTGCTGGGAACTAGAGAGAGAAAGTTCCCAACACATAACCTAAAAGTATATAATGTTATGAAAATATTATACTTAATCTGCTTACGCATTAATTTCTCTCTATCATAAAAATTAAAAATTATCATAACAAATTATTTATAACTGATTTGCTTTGATTCGAAAAACACTAAATATTCTATTGTAAATTGTATTATATGTTAAATAAGCTATGTTTTAAGCTATTATTTTAGGGGTTGTAATTCAACCGAAAGTATGAACATAATAGGACATTATGAAAAAAACTTATACTTACAACGAACTAAAAGGTTTCATCAATGAGGAACTAAAAAACTTTAACCACATCATTGAAAGCAAACATATTTTTAATGCAGAGTTTAACAAGTACAGAAAATTTTTTAAATGGATTACTAAAAAAGTAAGCTATGTAAAAGATACTGAGTACAATAGTGAATTACAAAAATATGTTCCAATTAAGAGAGCAATACATCCAGCTTTTGATACTTACACAAATTATTCAGGAAGAAGAATAGAACTTACAAAAGAAAATGTTGTTGATTTAGATATAACTCAACTTTACAAAGATTTTCCAAATTTTAAAAAAGACCAAGAGTTATTACTATCTTTAAAACCAAATGTAAGATCAGGTAAAAGACCAAAAAATTTAGAAAAAGATTACGAAGCTGAAAGATTAAGAAAAGCACAATTAGAAGATAAAGCTACTTGTGGTATCTGCCATGATTATTGGGAACAAGTTGATATAAATGGTCAAAAAAATATTATTGCAGATCATGGTTTCTTTATTGGTTTTGGTCAAAGAAACAATGTTTGTTTTGGTGCTAGATTTCATGCTTGGGAAAAATCTTCTGAGTCTAAAATACAATATGTAAAACAAATTCTAAAACCATTATTAGAAGAAGTTTTAAAAGAAAAGCCACAAACTTCTATGGTAGAAAGAGTAATTGATAGAATTATTGATTATAAAAAAGCACGAGAAGAATACAGAAACTTACCTAATGGTATGGCATACAAATATAGACAACAAGAAAGAGACTCAGGTAAATACTTTGCAAGATTTGTAAGAGATGAAACTTGCCCTGAAGATATTAAAAAAGTTCATGCAATAGTAAAAAGAATGAATAGACCATGTATTATGTTTTCAGGACAACAAGTAGGAGAAGATTTACCATTAGATACAAGTAAAATAACTTTAGAGTTATTAGTAAAAATTTGGTCTGATTACAAAGACCGAATACAAGCTGATATTGACAGATTCCAAACAGCTATAAAAAATTGGAAGCTACAACCAACACCAAAGGAGAGCAAAAATGAGTAAATTAATATACGCAATTAACACTAGAAATAAGTCATTTAATTTGCTAGAACAAGTTTATAAAGATTTTGGGGTGGTATTCCATCCCAATTCTACTGTTGTTTCAGTAGAGAACTTTATAAAGGAGAAAGCTAATGGAAAAAGCACTTCCGAAGCTTCAAGCCTC